AGATGTCTACACAGCTGGCGGTGTCTACCTCGGTGGCACTGGTGCTGCTAATAAGCTAGATGATTATGAAGAAGGTACTTGGACACCTGGATATGCTTTTGGTGGTAGTTTTAACGGTGTTTATAGTAATCAGCAAGGGTTCTATACAAAAGTAGGTAACATGGTTCATGCAAAATGTTTTATATCCTGTGCAAACCATGGGTCAACAACTGGCTCTGCTACCGTTACGGGTCTTCCATTTGCTTCAAACTCAACTTATGTGTCTTATAGTGCGGTATCACAAAGATATACTGGCATAAGCACTACTAACTACCCCGCCAGCTACCTTGGTTTTAACTCAACAGTTATTCTATTACAACAGATCACATCGAGCGGAGGTAACACTACTAATCTACAACACTCTGCCTTTAACACATACACAGACTTAATGATTAATGTCACATACCAAGTTTAATTACTCTGATTGGATATATCGGAACAGACCTTAACAAACACAGGAATAAATATCATGGCATTATCAAAGATTACCGTAGTCGATAAAATCGAGGTGCTTGAAAACGGCACAGTACAGGTGCGAACAGCAACCCGAATACTGGAAGATGGTGTAGAGCTATCCTCATCCTTCCATCGTCATGTATGCACACCAGATTGTGACACCACAGGTGAAGATGCCAAGGTAATTGCTATCTGTGCAACAGTACATACCGATGCTGTTGTATCAGCATATTTAGCAGTACAAGCAGCTTCAGATGCAGCCGCAGTACGTGGTAAAGATTTGGAAGCTGTAGGCTAAAGGAATGATAGAGATGGAATCTAAGGATAGGTTTGACAGGTTAGAAACTAAGATTGATAAGTTAGCTGATGCAATGGTTAAACTTGTTGAGATAGATACAAAGATTGATGGAATATTGAACCACAACTCTACTCAAGATAATAGATTGAATAGACATAGTGAAGCTATCGATGATCATGCTGTTAAGTTAGCAGTGGTGGTCAAGGCTAGTGGTGCCAATGAGTGGTTCGTTAGATTATTAATAGCTGCTCTGGTAACAGGGTTGGCATTTATGATGAGAGGTTAAGATGTCTATACAGTATAGAGGTGAGACTTTCGCAGGATACAATAAACCTAAAGCTTCTGCTAAAGGTAAGAAGTCTCATGTAGTTCTTATCAAGGATAATGGTAAAGATCGAATGATCCGCTTTGGTGAGAAAGGGGCTAGTACAGCAGGTAAGCCTAAAGCTGGTGAGTCGGATGCAATGAAAGCTAAACGTAAATCTTTTAAATCACGACATGCTAAGAACATTGCAAAGGGTAAAACCAGTGCAGCTTACTGGTCGGATAGAGTAAAATGGTAGTTTACTCAATGGCTGTAGCTGTAATGCTAGCAAGCGGAGAGCCTAGTATACCCGTAGTAGTGAAAAGCTTTTCAACTCTTAAGGAGTGTAGGATGGAACTACTTGAAGTATCTAAGATAGGTGGGTTTAATCTTCAAATAAACCCTATGCTAAACTATGTAACTGTTAGAGAGCAGGTAGATAAGACTACTGTACTGTTCTGTATACAGACACCACTAGCAATTTAACAAGAGGTTACAATGGGTTTATATTCAAACATACACGCTAAAAGAAAGAGTGGCAAGACCATGAAGAAAGCAGGTGACAAAGGCGCACCAACTGCTAAAGATTTCAAGGCTGCTGCTAAGACAGCAAAGAAGCCAGTTAAGAAAACAGTTAAGAAGAGAGGGTACTAGGTATGAAAGGTGTTAAGCATTATTTAAAGAATGGTACTGAATACAAAGGTAAGACTCATAAGCATACGTCAGGTAGAGTTATGACAGGTGCTAAACACACTGCCTCTAGTAAAGTATTGGTACATAAGAAGAAAGTTTCCTAGGGAAATTTAAAGGAGAGTATATGTTTGGACTACCAATGGAAATGATCACAATGATTCTAAGCGTCCTAGGAGGCGCTGTAATGAAGATGTGGTCACAGGCACAGTCTGATAAGGCTGAACAGCAGAAAGCTCTCATACAGCGATTCTCGGCCTCTGAGGATAGTGTAGCTAATGCTCGTGCCTATCAGAACCCTAATGCACAGTGGATCAGGAGATTCTTAGTAGTTTCTTTTATGGGGATGGCAGCTTTTATATTAACTGCTCCTCTATTAGATCTCCCTACAGTGGTACCTGTTGAAGTAACTACTGGGTTTAAGTTTTTATTCTTAGACTTTACTAACACAGTTACTGAATGGGAAACTCTAGAAGGTATGGTTACTCCTGAGTGGTTGCCTCATGCAATCATGGCAGTAGTTGGTATGTACTTCGGACAGTCTATTGTATCAAGAAAATAACTCTTGACTTTTTAACAAAAATATGGTATTATTCTATGAATTACTTAGAAGCAATTAACTCAGTACTTATTCGTTTACGTGAACGCTCAGTAGAATCTATTAATGAGAATGAATATTCATCTCTTATAGGTACTCTAATTAATGATTCAATTCAAGAAGTAGAACAAGCATGGGACTGGTCTGCCTTACGTCAGAGTCTTACTGTTACTACTTCTAATGGTATTTTCAATTATGAATTAACTGGTTCACAGAACAGTATTAAAGTTCTAGGGGTTGTTAATGCAACAGCTCAAGGTGATGTTGCCTATCAGACTGCAAATTGGTTTAATGATAGATACCTTACACCATCTCCAGCCACTGGTTCACCCACCTACTACTCTTTCAATGGCGTTGGTACTACAGGGGATACTCTTATTGATCTATACCCTAAACCTGATGGTGTGTACACAGTTCGATTTAATGTTGTACAACGATCAGCAGATTTAGAAGCACCTTCTGATAGAATAGCATGTCCTCATCGTCCTATAGTTCTGTTAGCTTATGCTAAGGCTGTAGAAGAGAGAGGTGAAGATAATGGACAGACAGGTAACAGTGCTTACATGGCAGCAACTAACTCTTTATCTAACGCAATCGCCTTAGATGCATCAAAGCATCCAGAAGAGACAGAATGGTATAGTGTATGAAACAATTAGTTAGTCAGTCCATTGCAGCCCCAGGGTTTTTTGGGTTAAACACACAGGAAAGTAGCATTACTTTAGCTAGTGGCTACGCATTACAAGCAGACAACTGTGTAATAGATGCTGAAGGTAGACTAGGTGCTAGACAAGGGCATGTATATCAAACTACTTCTGGTGGTACCTCTTCTTCTCTTGTAGGAATGCATGACTTTGTAGGTTCTACAGGACACTTAGGGTATATTACTTGGGGTAATGGTAAAATATATAAAGGTTTTGGTGCACTCACTGCTATATCTACAGGACATGGTTCTAATAATGATTGGCAAGCTGCTTCACTAGGAGGTGCTGTATACCTAGCACAAGCTGGTAAGCCTATGCTTAAAGTAGCTGCTAACTTTGCAGTGACTACTCATGCCACTACATCTTCTAATCATCAGTTCTCTTTTGTGACTTCTGCTTATGGTAGGTTATGGGCTGGTGGTACTGCTACAGATAAGTACACACTGTATGGCTCTGACTTAGTTAATGGTGCTTTTGCTGGAGGTTCTACTTTATCTTTAGACCTTAGGCAAATATGGACTAATGGTGGTGATGAGATTGTAAGTGTTGCTGGATTTAACGGACGCATCATTGTATTTTGTAAACGATGTATTGTAATACTTGGTGACGATAACAATGAAGATTTAACTATTGAACCTGCTAAATTATCAGTAGTAGAGGTACTAGAGAATGTAGGGTGTGTGTCTAGGAAGTCCATACAGGCCGTAGGAAACGACATCTACTTCCTAGCTAACTCAGGTCTACGTTCTTTAACGCGTGTCATACAAGAGAAATCTAACCCCTTAGCAGACCTGTCTATTAATATACGTGATGATCTAGTAAAGATTATTAATTCTTATTCTACTCAAAATGTAACGTCAATCTATTCAGCATCTAATGCTTTCTATTTATTGCTATTTCCTAGCACTAATCTTATTTACTGTTTTGATACTAGAGGAAGACTAGAGAATGGTGGACTACGTGTAACTAAATGGGTGGACACTGATATACTTAGTGGTCTGTCTGCTTTTGATGGCACTCTCTACCTTGGTCTTGTTAATGGAATA